AGCTGTAAAACTTGTAGTATCGTATGGTGCAGTATCGTCATCATTAATAACATCACCTGCAATAATACTACTAATAGTATTAGGTATATTACCTGTTTGATGTTTTCTTGCACGGATCATATCTGTGTATAAGCCTGCCATATCTACAGCACGAACTGTACTTGCTGTAGCTACATTGTCACTTTCTAATTGCTGTCCGTAACCTTCGCCATCGCTTGGGTCTCCCATTATAGTTGCAATTCTTGCTTGTAACAAATTATAACGGGCTGCTGTAATAATATCTTGTTCGGCCATAAACTATCCTTTTAAACTTTTAAAACACATTCTACTAGTTTCTCGCCCTCATCATTATTGCTTTCAAGTGCAATGCCTACTAATGCTGACGAAGCAATAGTTGTACTTACGCCATCTTCCCATGCATATACTGCTTGACCTTTTGAAACTGGACCTTTTACTCTCACTGGCAAACGTCCTTTAAGACCAATGTACTGGCCTTCTGCTTCGCTGTTCATCATATATGCTGGATCAGTTGAAACAACCCCAATACACATATTGCTTGCACTTGCTGGTTTAACTTCTGCTTCGCCGCCGACTGCAACTGCTGTCCCTGCTGGTAATTCTTCTGCTGTTGTATATTTTTCTGCTAAGTCAGCATATTGTGCGCTAGTAGCAGTACCTTGGAAGAATCTTGCATAAAGATCGCCGTCAGCTGTTCTAGCTGCAATTGATTTTGCTGTAACATCTTCTCTGCCGACGCCAAAATATTCTGCACCTGCACCGGTAACTCTTAATGTCTTTGCTTCATCTGCTTTACCGATAAAGTTTGTTGCATAGACATTTGCCCATTTTTTAGATGTATTTCCTAAATTAAATTCGTTATCAGTTGCCGGTATTAACCCTGAAGAATTAATAGTAAGACTATGGACCGATGTACCAGTATCATTTGTAGTTTTAAAACTTATACTACTGCTACTACCCACATCGTTTTCGATTACTCCGTGATCTTCTGTCAAACTCGAAACACTTCGATCAACATAAAGTTTTAATTCGTTAGCATTACCTACTGAAAACCCGTCATCTGGAAAACTAGACGACCCTGTAAAAGTAGGACTTGTTGCTAAAACATAATCTTCTGCTAATCTACCGCCCAATCTAAGTGCATTACTCGAAGTTCCCCAATGAATATAATCAGGTGTAAGAGATGCTTGTGTTACTCCAACAGCATCCGTGCCTCTTAGTGTAAAACCTGCTTTAACTAATGTAAATCCAGGTAATTCAACTTTATCTTGGTTACTTAGTTCAAAAGAAGTCGAACTTAATAGGTAAGTTACGTCATCGCCAATAATACCTTTAATAATAGATCTTTCAGCCCCAACATTGTCGGTTACTGTATCACTTACAAACGCTGTAACACCTTCGCCTGCATTTTGTGGGCCAATTAATACAAACACAGATCCATTATACACAAATAGTTGCTCATTAATAGTGTCCCACCAAAAGTCACCTTGTGTTAATCCTGTTGGGTCAGCATTTGCAACTTCGGAGCCGCCTGTTGAACGCCATTTATTGCCATCATAAAATTTAAGTTTGCTTACTGATGCATCAAACCATACTTGACCACGTAGTGCTCTGGATGGTGGATTATTTCCAGCAAAATTTTCTAATAGGAAAAGGAAATTTTCATTTTGAATTTCGCCATATCCAGCATAGTTTTTACCAATAAATTTTAAATCGGTAGTGTTATCAACCGTGCCGTCCTCAACCACAGTTAATATATCAGCATTGTATTTGTTCAGTGTATAAGCCATTTGTGTTCAACCCTTGTTACTTTAATTATTTATCTTTATGGCCAATTAGGGTCAGTTGTGAAATCAGTATATACATCTGACTTAAACACCCAATTGCCGCTCTCTACCTCGTACCGTTTTAGGCCTGTTGTAACTTGTCTTGTTAAGTTACCACTTGCAGGGAAGAAAGCAATATCCTGCATAACCGATTCATTTTGTGTGCCGTTACTATCAACCGCAGTATATGTAATATTTTTTACTGCATCGACATCCACGTTACTAACAACAGAAGCATTAGCATCTTGTACAATAACGTACCCTAATGTTCCTTCTTCTTTTTGCGAAGCAGAATATACTGTTTCTAAAATAAATCCAATTTGATTATCATTTAAATTAGTAATATCAAGTGTAATAATAACTCGTTCGCTGTCGATTTGTGTATCAACATAGTTTTTATTTGCGACATCTTTTTCTACAGATGGGTCTGTTACCCCTGTAATCTTTTTGTTGTTTATCGTGATAGTATCTGTTGAATTGATTGTAAGTGGTTGCGAAGCAGTGATTGTACTAGAATTAATGTTAATATTATCAACATCGAGGTATTCAAGAGTACCTATTCTTCTTAGACCTTCTGCAAATAAAATTGTGTTTTCTAAACGTGCATCTGATAATTTAGTAACGCCATTAATCTTATAAACTCTGCCGTTATCTAAATCAAAATTAACATTTGATGTCCAACTGTTAGTTGCACGGTTCCATAATAATGATTTAGGATTATCTGACGAAGTTAATATAATGCCGCCTAGATCAACTGCTTCATCGTCTCCTATTGTACTGTCATTTGATTTAGCAAGTTCAATAGTTTTATCTTCAATTTCTAAATTACTAACATTTACTTGAGTCGTGTCACCTTGTACAAACAAATTTCCATCTATATTAACATTTCCAGCAACGTCTAATGTATAAGCCGGATTTTCTTTAAAAATACCGACGTGAGCTGTGTCTGCTTTAACATAAATTGCATCAGTAGAAATAGTACCGAACGCACTACTACGAACTCTTATACTATAATCCTGGTCTGTAAGCTGATTTTCATTAACAAATAATGTAGGACTTAAAACTTTCTGTACATTATTACTGTCACTACCAATAGTAATACCACCATTGTTTGTAATTGTTAATGTACCCGATGTTTCGCCTGGCGCATCACTAGGCAGGAACTGACTAGCTCTAACAATTTCGCCTGCATCATTAACAAGTGCCTCTGACGAAAGTGCAACACCTTGCCATTTAAAGTTGTTAATATCAACAGGATTAAATCCTTCTTTTACAATACCAGTAGGATTGTCTTCTGTTACTAATCCAGTTAAACCTTTTGTAGTAATTTCTGCAGGCCTAGGAGTAAATGTAAGGTTACTAAATGCTCCTACAAATTCACCTGCAATAAACAATTTTGCAATCGGTCTCGGTCTGCTTTGTACATCAAGAATGCTTTCTACTTCAAATCCTGTAGTTCCCTGAAATTTATTATACCCTGGTCCTAATAGTGTAAGTTGATTTTCACTATTACCATCATAAAAATACATTTGCTGATTAACAGTATCGATCCACTGATCACCTGCGTTCAACTGGGGTCTAGTTTTTTGTACAAATGGGCCGCCTGACGCTTTCCATTGCGAACCGTCCCATACTTTTACACGCAATTCAGTAGTATCCCACCATAGTTGCCCTTCTAATGGACGAGCAGGTGCTGCCGAGTTTGCAAAATTTTCCAACATTTTAATGAAGTTTTCATTTATAAATTCACCAAAACCGGTATAATTCCTTCCTACAAGAACTAAATCTGTAGATTGATTGTCTATTTGGCCATCAATAAGATCTGTAAGTAGTGATCCATCGGTTTTGTTTAACTTATAACTCATTTTTACGTTCCGGTATATATAATATAATTTAATGCTAAGTATGGATTCATAATATCCAACGGTGTAGCCAATGTGTCAGTAGTTTTAATACCACCACTTGACGGATATGCTTGCCCTGCTTGCGCACCTGTTGGTGCATCGTATGTAATAGCTTCGCTGTCTTGCAATTCTCCGCTATTGTCTCTAATAGAATAGTATTGCGCACCGCTATCGCCACGTAAATCGTGTTCGTGTTCCGGCAAGTTTGCAACACCAAGTACAGTATCTTCACTACCTAAACTATTACCTAATTCAGTAGCACCAGTACTTGTAACTCTTCCTGCTGCGGTAGGCTGTGTATCGCCCATATTGTCTAGTCCTAGAGGAAATCTACCTCTCATATCAGGAATAGCAAAAAAGCTGTCAGGATCAAATCCTGCATCATTTAACGATTCTGCATCTAAAAATGAATACTGAACTGCACTAAACAACAATGGAAATTGTGTTTGTAATACAATTCGACCATCGCAAATTAACCACCCATTTGGTTCTACAACTCCGCCAAATGGCATCATACTTGCTACAGGTATCTGAGGCAAACTATTTAAAAAGTTAAGCTTACTAACTCTATATAGTCCTAGCGGCTGCTGATTGTCTTCTCCTGGTGCAAGTTGTGTTTTTCTAATAATTATTTCGTCTGATAATTGAGGAGTTGTAAGTATATTTTTACTTGCTACAAATCCATCAGACACTGTAGTATTAAAAGTCTTTGTACTATCGCCCGACTTACCATCAAATGCAAAACTTGCCGATACTACATCGCCTGTCATTTCAAAAGTTGTAGCAGTAGTAAGTCTTTCTGCACTTCCTGATCTTCCACTTACTGTACCAGTAACATCACCAGTTAAACGTCCGAAAAATGTATTCGAATGAACTTGGTCATATTTTTGTAAAGAACTACCTATATTTCGTGTGCTATTGCCATCAGGTAAAATATTTCCTGTTTGTAATACGCCGTCAATATTAACATCGCCGCCGATAAATGCATTTCGTGCAATACCAATTCCGCCTAAAGTTGTAATTGATCCTTCGTCAAATGCTGTCGATTGTGTTGTGTTATTAACAATTATTCTGCCTGTATTAGGATCTAAACTAGTAGGAGATACTTGTATATTACCAACAACATCTAATGATTCGTCAGGTGCAAGATTGTTTATACCAACATTAGTATTTGATTCTATTCTAATCGGAGTTTTAACAGTTTGGCCGTCTTTGACTCTAATATCTAAACTAGAACCTTCAGCTGTGTGTTGTATAACTCCGGTTGAACCAGCAACAGCTACAGATAACTCGCCGCCTGATCCAATCAAAATACCATTGTTGTTTTTAACCCTAAGTTGGAAATTAGTTGTACTAGGAGCATCTGCTCTTAATAAATCATTTGCACTAATAACGGCTGTACCGTTAGTTGGGTCATTTGTGACTTTTACACCAGCAGCACTATCTGCTGTTCCGACAAAGGTATATTCATCATTTAAATTACTGAGATTAAATCCTTTCTTAATCCCTGTACCAAAACCTGGAATAGTGGATTTTAAGAAAAATTCATTATCGCTTATAATTGCAACTGTAGTATTTGCAACATCAATCTTTAGAATAGTATATTCTTCGTTGTCTTGACCTATTACTGTTACCGGTGTTGCACCTGTTAATAATCCATCTGAAAAACTAGGGCCAACAAGTATCCATTGCGCACCAGTATATAAAAATAATTGTTGGTTATCTGTATCAACCCATAAATCGCCTGCATTTGAAATACTTGCAATAGGTTCTCTATCTGATTTCTTTAGTCCAGATGCACTAAGCCAACTTGTACCATCGTATATTTTAAGTTGATCAACACCTTCAGAATTATCATACCATAGTTGCCCTTCTATAGGCTTTGATGGCGCAGTTGGCGAAGCAAAGTTTTCTAGTAAATGTAAAAGATTTTCTGCAATAGCTTGTCCGTACCCTGTATAAAACCTACCAGGTATTTGCAAAGTTGTATCAGTATTAAGTGTATTGTCTTCTACAACAATTGTACCTTTATTTGCTTCATCTGTGTATCTAACTTCATATGCCATTTGCTACTCCTTAAATACCTGACAAGCTTTGAATTCTAACTGTATAATCAATTTGTATTAGCCTATTCAAACTTTTTTGTACAGGATGAAAAATTACATGAGTAATAAGCCTACCTTCTGTGTCAGGGTCTCCTGAGTAACTTCTTAATCCCAATTCATCAAACACATAAGGACTATCAAAGCTTTCTGCTGTATCAAACGCTTCTTGCCCATTAGGCTCACCATAGTCCAATAAGCAAGTTATAAGCACATCGGTATAGTTTGTACCACTTACATGTCTTGTTTCAATTTTATTACGTGTAGGATCAGTATTATTTACTGATGAGTCATCTACA